TTATTCAGTAAAAGATATTTCCGTTAACGTGCTAAGATCTATGTCTCTTTGTTCTTCCCAAATAATTTCCCCTAAGAATAAGAAATCCAGTTTACAAGAAATGACATGATATGCTGCTCCTATATAAGCATATACATATCCTTCATCATGGTAAAATTTAATATATTGGGCACTTCCACTGCGCTTATAAATATTTATAATGGACATGTCTTCCACGTTCTGATATGCATTCGAATAGATGCTAAATTCGGATATATCAGTTGATTCTCCGCGCCGAAATAATACGGTCACTTTACCTGAGAATCCTCTTCTTTTACATGAAAACAATTTTATTAATTTATTGGGGGATTCACTTGTTTGTAATGACTTGGTTACATATTCTTGATTATATAACCCACTTTTATTTGTTGTGGCTATAGGTAAACTTCCCCTTACTTGCTCTACAACATATGCATCTGTTATTTGAATCTTTTCTATCATATCCTGCTACTTTTAACGGGCGTCTGAAGTGTGTTTTTTTCTGCCGGATTACTTTGTTATCTTCACGGGCAAAAATGATTTACGCTTATATTCGTGTCAGTACCGATAAACAAACTGTGGAGAATCAGAGGTTTGAAGTGCAGAATTTTGCAAATGAACGGCAATTAGTCATAGATAAGTGGGTTTCAGAGACCGTATCCGGGACTAAAGCGGCAAAAGACAGGAAATTAGGACCATTATTAAAGAAGATGAAGAAAGGGGATACCTTAATCCTTTCTGAAATCAGTCGGTTAGGAAGAAACCTAATGCAAATTATGTCGATGCTCAATCTCTGTATGAGCAAAGAAACCTTTGTCCTGACAGTTAAAGAAAGATATGAGCTTGGCAATAATATCAATAGTCAGGTACTTGCTTTTGCTTTTGGTTTGTCTGCTCAGATCGAGCGTGATCTAATTAGTCAAAGAACCAAAGAGGGGTTAGCCAGGAGAAGAGCTAATGGTATGCAACTTGGCCGGAAGAAAGGAGATAAGAATACTCACTATAAGCTGACCGGCAAAGAAAATATTATCCGTACTATGTTGGACTATGGCTATTCTAAAGCGGCCATCTGCCGAAAACTGAAATGCAATCATAAAACGCTTGATGATCATCTTTTGAGAATGAATGTCCTATGTACAGATTGATCTACACCATACATTTGCCTATATTTCATTTATTTAGATATTATGGCAAAAGCAGAAGTTTTATTCAAGATCATTCGCAAATGGGAAGGCGGATGGAGTGATCACAAAAATGACAGAGGCGGTAAAACCAATATGGGCATTACTTTGTCTACATGGAGATCATGCGGTTATGACAAAGACGGTGATGGCGATATCGATGCGGATGATTTAAGATTGATTACTCCGGAAGATGTATTCAATATCTTCAAAAAGTATTATTGGGACCGTTATCAGGCCGATTTTATACATAACCAGTCCATTGCCAACATTTGTGTGGACTGGGTATGGGCTTCCGGACGTCCTGGTATCACGAGGGTACAGCAGCTCCTACAAATTAAAGTGGACGGTATCGTAGGACCTCAGACAGTTGCCAGTATTAATCTGGCTAACCAGCGCCAGTTGTTTGAAGCGATCAAGGCAGACCGGATTCGGTTTATTGAAGAAATCTGTGAAAAGAATCCGTCGCAGCTTGTCTTCCGGAAAGGATGGTTGAACCGAATCAATGATTTTAAGTTCTCTGTTCGCTAAATTCTTGTCCTTTTTCCCACTCTTTTCAGCCTTTAGTTTTGTGCCTGAAACTAAAGGCTTTTTTATGGCTATCATAGAAGAAAACAAGTTGATGACCCCTGCTGAGTATAATAATGGGGTAGAAAGATGGACTAATAAAGTTCGGGGTATATCCATAAACATTTTACAACGCACTCATGCGAGTGGTAAACTTCGGCATGGATTACAAGCACGTTTACTTAATGATCGTGAAGGTGGACCGGCTTATGTCGGACTCGGCTTCCGCTTTGAACGTTATGGAGCATATAGAGAATATGGTGCTGGGCGTGGATATATTGTTAAAGACGGCATTATTATGAGAGGTCATTCGGCATGGAGTGACAAAAAGAAGCGTCAGGAGCTTCGCTCATTGCGTGTTTCGGAATACCGCATCAGGCGTATGCGCACAATTGACGAACACTATGCGATTATCCGCCGTACTCCATTACCTTGGTTGGATCCGCCCATTGTAGAAAATATAGAATCATTGGCCGATCTCTCCGGAGAGTATTACGGGGATCAGGCACTCAAAAAAGTACTTCAGAAATTTGATAGAATAACAATTGAGAAGCGTTATGGCAAAAAATAATAAAACCGTTAAAAGAGGGGTTTACCTCTATCTTGATGGCAAGGAAATCAAGAATGATATTAATTCCATTGACTTGGAGATCAAACGCCTTCAACGTGACATTAAGGATATGACACGTGGTTCCGAAGAATACAACCGTACCATGGCGAAGATACAGAATCTTCAGGGCATACTCAAACAGCATCGCCAGGAGATAAAAGGTATTACTACAGAAACGAAGAAAGCTACTATCAGCGTTGGCAGTATGGTGGACTGGTTCAACCGTTTCGGTGGTGTTATCCTGTCTGTGGTCGGTTTTCTGACCGGTTTCACTCTCGCATTACGCGCCATCAGAGATGAACGTAACAAATTAGAAGAGTCACAAGCCGGGCTAAAAGCCTTGACCGGACTTGATGATGAAAACATTGCCTGGCTGACTGAACAGGCAAAGACACTTTCCACCACCATGACAAAAGAGGGGTTACGCGTCCGCCAGTCGGCAGCCGAGATCCTCGACGCCTTTATGCTCGTTGGTTCGGCGAAGCCGGAACTACTTGGAGATAAAGAAGCGCTCAAAGCTGTATCCGAAGAAGCCATGCGGCTGCAAGCTGCGGCTAAAGATATCACACTTAATGAGGCTGTTGATTCGCTTACTTTATCGCTCAATCAATATGGAGCAGCGGCTGATCAAGCCGGACGGTTCTCCAATGTATTGGCAGCCGGTTCCCAAGCCGGATCCGCCAATATTGCCAGTCAAGCAAAGGCAATCCGGAATGCGGGTACGGCGGCAGCTTCGGCAAATGTTCCCATTGAACAAACGGTTGCTCTGATTGAAACGCTCGCTTACCGTGGTATAAAAGATGAAGTGGCCGGAACGGGATTGAAAAAGTTCTTCCTGGTACTTCAGACCGGAGCGGATGAAACCAATCCTAAAATCGTTGGGTTGGATAAGGCACTGGAGAACCTGAAGAATAAGAATATGGATGCCGGTGCTATTAAGAAGATGTTCGGTGAAGAAGGCTATAATACTGCATCCGTAATCCTTCAGAATACGGAGATGGTGAAGGACTTCACGGCAGCTGTTACCGGTACGAATGTGGCGTATGAACAGGCAGCTATTAATAGTGATACTGCGCAGGCCAGATTAGAACAGGCGCGTAATAAAATGAAATTGGCGGCTATTGATTTGGGTGAAAAGCTAAATCCGACTTTGGCGGTCAGCACTAATATGCTGACAAATGTTGTAAAGATTCTTCCTGGACTGATTGATTGGTTTCAAAAGTGGGGTACAACAATAATAGCCTTCATTATCCCATTAGCGACCTATTATGCTACTCTAAAACTAATCTCTCTTTATCATACCACTTACAATGCAATTCTTCGGGGAGGAATCGCCATACAAGCTGCATACCGGATAGCTACCATTGCTTTGAATGATGCACTGGCAGGAGACTATAAGGCCATAGCCAGGTTGGTACTACAAATGCGTTCTCATAATATCATAACTCGGACAGTGGCAGCAAGCACGCTTGTTTTTCGGGCAGCAATGGAGACTTTAACCTTTCGTTTTTCTGCCGCGACTAAAGCTATACGGGCGGCATGGGCAGTATTGGGACTAAATCCTTTTGTTGCCATAGCCACAGTCGTTGCAGCCGCAGCGACCGGACTGTATATTTATGCCCAGCGCACTTCTGTAGCTGCACGTAGGCAAAAAGAGTTAGTGGATATGAATAGGGAGGCCGAAAAAAGCATTAGCGAAGAAAAGAATAAACTGGATGCCTTGCGGAAGGTGCTTGAGGATTCTAAAGAACCATATGCAAAACGAAAGGCTGCATTAGAAGAAATTCAATCCATTGTTCCGGAATATCATGCCTCACTGACTAAAGAAGGAACGCTTATCAACAACAACTCTCAGGCGTTGGATGGTTATGTAGAGAAGCTTCTTCTAACAGCTAAACAACAGATGGCAAACTCTAAATTACAGGAAGCGCTGAGCCAACGTAGCGAATGGGTACACGAGAACGGTTCGGATGCCATGAAGTTTAAGAATCTTGAATGGGAGATAAATGATCCTGTTAATATGGGAAAGTCTGTTGAGGAACTGGCTGCATCTAACGGGGTATCACCCACTGCGTATAAAGTATGGGCGGCACAGAAAAAACGTCTTGATGCCAATGTGCACTACTACGAGCAGATGATGCAGGACTATACCAATCAATTGATGGCTATTGATGCAAAATATAAAGTGACTAATAAATCTAATCCGGTCGAGGAGGATCCTGATCCAGATGGAGATTCCGAGTCTGAAAAAGAACGGAAAGAACGAGTTAAAACAGAACTGGAGAAAATAGAAATAGAATCTTTGGCAGAACAAGCTAAACTGAAAGAACAATACTTGGCCAGTGATAAGATGGCACAGGAGGAATATCTGCAATTCTTGTCTGATTTGGAAATGAAGTATTTGAATAAAAAGCTTGAGATTGCAGGTTTGGAGCCTAAGAAACGGGAAGAAATAATGAACCAAATTCTTGCGTTACAGCTGAAGCTGAAGGAACAATGCATAAAAGAAGATCTTGATGAAAAGAAACAATTCCTAAGCAATCAACAAAAGGCATTGAATGCGGAATTGGCAGAAGAGAGTCAGCGGTATCGGTTAGGAATCAGTTCGCGTGAAGAGTATCTAAGAGCAATCTTTAAACTGCTAAAGAAGTATAAGAAGGATATTCTAAAAATAACAGAAGACGCGACGGGTGAAGAGAAAGAGGCTGTAGATTCTTATATTGATTATGTGATGAAAGCACTTCAGAAAGCTTTTGATCAGACAGCGGAAAAGAATAAAACTTGGCAAGAGAAAGTCAGGGAGAATTGGAACGAGATTAATAAATGGTCTGAGATATCGACAGAACAACAGTCTGCTGTATTAGTTTCGTTATTGACAGATATATTCAACTTTCGAGATGAATCATTAAATGCATTTGAGACTGTTGAGCAAAAATATGAAGCGACATTCATGTTAATGTCGGGTATCGCACAAGAATTTGGAGTTGTATTAGGTAAGACTTTGGCGGGTGAAGAGGAAGCTATGGGAGAGTTTTTGCAAAATCTTGTTGTTATGGTGCTTGATACCGTTCAGAAACTGCTTATTGCTTATGTGTCTATGACAACTATTCGGAATGTCGGAGAAATGGGTATTTGGGGACTGGCAAAGGCGGCTGGTGAAATAGCCCTGATTACAGCTGCCTTTGAGACTGCGAAGTCAGCCATAGGCAATTTTTATATTGGTGGTTATACCGGTCCTGGCAACTGGGATCAACCACAGGGTATCGTTCATTCCAATGAATTTGTAGCTAATCGTTTTGCAGTGGCCAATCCGAATTTACGGCCTATATTCGATGTTATTGATGTGGCACAACGTACTGGTAATGTTGGCAATTTGACGGCTGAAGATATCGCAGCCGTGGCAGGATCCGGAAAGAATACGCATACCGTTCCTGCCAAGGCACCCGGAGCCAGTGCCACAACCACCACCAATGATCCGGCTATTGTGGCGATGCTGATAGAATGTACCCGTGCACTCCGGAAACTTAAAAGTCGCTTGGATGATCCGTTAGTGGCGGAGACTTATGTTACCGGTAAACGGGGTATCAATCAAGCGCAACGAGAATATAAAAAATTAGAGAATAACAAATCACGCAACAAGCAATGACCGAATTATACATTGATGGACAGTTGGCCGCCCTTCCTGAAGGGTTCAATATTACTTTTACTTCGGAGAATCCCTATTTCACTCGTAGTTCCAATTATTCGCTGGATATAGAACTCCCCATGCCGGCTAATCATGCCATATTCAAACATGTTAATAGGCTGGATGTGACGAAGAAAAAGACTATACTTTCCGCTATGCTTATTGTGGATGCCAGGTGCCTACTTTATGGGAGTGCAGTTTTATTGTCGGTAGAGGACACATTGGTTAAAGTGCAGCTTGTTTCGGGAAATGCAGAATTTAATCTCCTCACAAATGATACGATTTATATTGATGAACTGGACTTAGGCAGTGTTGGCTGGCCTAACAATAACCAAAACTATTTCCAGCCACCCGCCAATATGGTGGGCTATTATGGTTCAGTGGACGATGTTGAAGTTGTCTGGCTTCCGGTATTCTATCAAGAAGCTCAATGGAAGAATCTGAATAATGATGTTATTTATGAATTTGGAACGAACAACTTTACGCTTTGTCCGTATGCACGCAATCGGTGCGTACAACCTTACCTGATAACTGTCATCAAGAGGATAGTAGAATACTTCGGTTATACGTTTGATACATCATTTTTCAATGATAATTTTCTACGTAATGTTTATATTTGTAGTGCCGTTACCTCTAATAAGATTGCTGATGCTCTGCCGCATTGGACCATTTCCGAGTTTTTCGATGAATTGGAGAGGTTTCTTTGTGTCGTTACGGTAGTTGATGAACGTACCAAGGTGGTGCGTCTTGTCAGTTTGAATGAATATTTTTCCCATTCTGAGAAAGAAATTATTGATAGTTCTGCATTGATCCGTGAGTTTACCGTAGAAATTGAAGACGAAAAAAGCGAAAAGGATCTCAGTTCCGGAAACGTAGGTTACGATTTGCCTTCACATACCGATGATGGTTATCTGCGTATTGAAAGGGATATTGTAGATGCAGCCTATAAGCTCGAATGTGATACTTATGATACAATGGTGGCCGCTTACAATGGAATGAATGACAATGACAAGAAAAGCACCCTTTTTGTCGTTGGTAAACGCTATTATATCAATTATAATGAGAATGATCAAAACAAACTGCGTGAGGTTAACCTGTATGCAGATTTGATACGTAATCCTGAATCTTCCGATATAGACACCTCACTAAAAATTGTACCTGCCAAAATCCTTCAGTTCAATGTTGGTGTCTACGGATCCGTGGCAGAATATACCTTGAACCGTCCTTATGCAGCTATGTATCTCAATATTCCAGCTGTAGGATATCAGGCTACTACTGTTCATCAAGAACGCTTTAATATCCAGGAAGCAATTAGCGGTGACGTGGAATTACAGGAGAAGCAAGAAAAGAATGAATATATGGAGGTGGCTATCAATACCGGCAAGTTCAACCGGCAGGATGTGACTTATAGCGGTCAGGTACATTCGTATGATTATGCTTATCCTTTTACAGACTATCAACAGAAGACTACGGCACAGCTCACGGATTTTCTTCCGTATTCGCTCAGTCTGAATGATGTTTGTCCGGACAGCATCGGCCACCGGTTTTCAATACTCACTCTATTCCACTCTGATGTACCTTATACTATAAGGTTCCATGCTAATAGGCTACCCAACGTGAATAAGGTATTCCTTATAGGTAATAAACAGTATTTGTGCGAGAAGATTGAGGCGGAAATAGATGCGAATGGACTGAATAAAGTACTGAAGGGGACTTTTTATAGGGTAGAATAAATACTTCAAAAAAATATCTGTTTTCGCAAAAATAATGTTCAAATCATTGCGTAATTACCAAAAGGTTATTATATTTGCAGTGTCATTAAGTATCGCGATCTTTTTATGACTGAAGAAGAAGAGCTAAAGGCTCGGATTGAAGCTGCGAAAAAAGACCTCGGCTTCTTTTCCCTCTATTGGGATGACATTCAGAGTACTGATTGGATTTCCGAAGAGGAGCTTGAGGACGGTATCAACGATTGTCTCGACGATTTGAATGATGCTCAAGACAAGCTGAATGAAAACGGTAGCCCTCCTTGAGGGGGCTACTTTTTCTCTAACATATAATTTTTTAGGCTTATGGACGTACAGAAAGAATTGGAAAAATGGAAATCGGAATATGCAGCATGCAATACTCCGGAAGAATTGGCTGACCATACAAAACGTTTTAGAGCCTTTTTGCAGACACTTTCACCGGAAAACAAAAAGGTATTTGCACAAGCGTTCCGAGATGGTGCCAGGCAGGCTATCAGTGAAGCACAGGTTATTGTAAAAACTGTAGAAATCAGAAAGACTTTAGAAAAGGTATTACCTTTTGCTTCTATGTCATATATTGCCCAGCACTATTTTGGCAAAACACGTCAATGGCTGTATCAGCGGATTAATGGAAGTGCAGTTAACGGTAAACCGGCTAATTTTACAATTGATGAACTAAACACATTATCCATGGCTTTATCCGAGCTTGGAGATATAATGAAAGATACTTCTCGGTCTATCGCGAGACCGTAAGTCTTAATGACAATTAGAAGGGCTTCCACGAGTTGGAAGCCCTTTTTTTGTTTTTATATTGGAGATGTGAAATAAAATTAACACCTTTGCAATATCCATTACAAACGGACACAAGGATTTGATTTTATACTATGATTTTAAACACTATAAAATATTGAATATGAAACAACTATTTATTTTAATCTTTACATTGGTTATATTAAACTTGAATTTGGTGTCTTGTGTTACATTGCCACCACCACCGGCTCCATATGCCTTTGCGGGAATTTTTGATTATTCACCGTTGACATCAAAAGGAGTCTTCGTAACAGAATCTAATTCTGTGAGTTTTGATTATGAGACAATAGGCAGCTTATACGCGATAAGTGATGGTGGGTGGATAAATAAGACCTATGTAGAACCATCCTTGGATGCTTTGTATAATGAAGTATTGAAGCAACTGGCTGCATATAACGCCAATGGCATTGTTAACCTGAAAATAAATGTAAGTGGAAGAATTGCAGATAGAACTAAGAGATACAGCTTGGAAGGGATGGCTATTCGTAAAACTGATGCAGGTAAGATAAATGCTCAGGTCTCTACTGCACGACGGATAATAGGAAAAATAGATGGCGTATCTTTGCAAATATTAGAAGCTTACTCTAATGGTACACGTGTTTTAACTTCTCAAAAGTTAAATATTTCGCAATTGCGCCAGGCATGGAAAAAATACTTTTATAATCAATCGCAAATTCAATTTTATACCGCTGAAGGTTTAGTTAATAAAATCGCCTATGCTGCTATCATTGATAAAAAAATTGTTGATTATGAAAGAAATGAGTATATACCATTAAATTAATCCTATTTTGAAATCTATGGAAGTCTCAATTGAACAGTCTATATTTTCGATATTATATAGAGATAAAAATAAAAATGAAATAAGGCATGTAGGAACAGGTGTTGTCGTATGTAAGAAAGGTATATTCATTACTGCGGGGCACACTTTTCGACAAAAAGGAGATTTTATATTAGAAGATTTTCGTGCATGTTTTATAGTAAATGGTAATATCTATATTACACCGATTAAAGAAATATGTTGGGACTCAATAGATTTTTCTACGCAAAAAGTTCCAGAGTTTAAGGATTATGCTGTAGGGCGGTTATTGAACCCTATTAGGGTGCGATCTGCTTATAAGCGACTGTATATTAAGAAATATATCTTTTTAAAAATACGAAAGAAGCAACCTCTTAATTTAGAAAAGTTATATTTATATGCGTATGAATATAAAGATCCAAAAGCTAAGGATAGAAGTCTGGGGGATAATTTTGACAATGTAGATATTGATAAGATACATCTAATGCATTCTCAGTTATTAGTGATAAAAAATGAAATAGTTATACCACCAGATAAAGCTTTTAATAATTGTTCTTCTTTACGAGGAAAGGCAGAAGAAACCAATAGTGGAGCTCCTATATTTGATGAAAATATGCTTATACGTGGAGTGCTTCTTGGAGGGATAGCCGGTATTCAAGGTAAAGATGCAGATTACAAATTTGTAAACATGTGTCGTTCTAAATACTACGCTAATAGGATTAAAAACTATAATGCTGCAAAAAGCAAATGTAAAAACTATCAAATTATGAGTGGAAGTGAGAAATAAAAAATCTCCGCTTTTCTTTTGCTGTTTTAAAAGAAACCTGCATCTTTGCAGTGCTAAATATCCATGGTGATTTGTTCACTACGTCCGGGCAGCGGTTAAGTGCTCATTAATAATGGGCTTTTTTTATGCCCATACTGAAGATATGTAGAAGTTTGCTTGTTAACAAACGTATACGGCTGTCTTTCCCACATTTTGATTGCTGCTTTACGCAGTGAACCACTATGGATGTTTAGCGACACGGGAAATGACAGCCGTTTTTCTGTCTAAACGCTAAACATCCATAGTATGAGTAAACAAAAACAAAGCGCCCGCGAACGCTATGTATCCGCGGAGAAGATCCAGCAAGTATTTGCCCAACTGGGCATTGAATTGTGTGCCGGACGTAAACGGATCCGTGCAACACAAAGTGAGAAATCCATTTCCATTTATGTCAATGGTGGGACAGTCAACATCACCTTTAATGAGAAAGGAGGCAAAGTATGATGTTCTTTGTTTACCATTTGCAGACTTATTCTCCAAAGAACCGGGCATGGCAAAAGGTGATTGATTATGTGAAGAAGTACGAGTATGTGCTTATTAAGGATGAACTTTCCCTGGATGCACTCAAGCATGAATTATGCGATATGGTTAATCGGATCAATGCAGAACATCCCAAGCTGAAGCGCATACAATACTCTGCTGATCCTCTGGATGCCGGTCGTACTACACGTATCGAGGCTCGTGTTATAAGTGGTGGATGTCCGGATATTGTGTTCTTCCTCGATATCTGCAAGGTTCGTTCCGTTTATCAGTTCAGCGAGAAGGCTAATGTACTGGAGCAGAAAGGAGGTGAGCATGAATGATGAGTTCTTTATCACCAAGATTGTAGATACAGGTAGCGAAGGCAGTAAGGGTGTTAGATATCACGTTTATGCTCGTAACTGTGATGGTGAGATTAATGAGATAAGTTATGAAGAACTAATTCGGTTTAACCAGTTTCTTACTAATTTCTTAAAAGGAGAGGAGGGTAGTCATGAGTAACCGCAAAAAAATAGGCTTCCGGGCATACAATGATGATGATCAGGATCCTGAAGAAGATAAACTGAAGAAAGAACAAGCTGAACGGCAGAAAGCTATAGCCGAATTTATCGGCCATAACTATTCGCCTATTGGTGATACTTCGCAGAAGTGTTACAAGACTTCTGCGGAATTAGTGTATGATCTCTCCAATATCATTGCTGTCCGTCCGGCAGAGTTGGCCAAACAACTCAGTGATGCCGGATATCGTATAGAATATCTGGCAGGACAGCCATACTGGATAATGTACGAGAAATCATAAGCTCATAGTAGAAACATTTTTTTTACATTTTTTTTGAAGGCTCTTGTCCGCGAGGATAGGGGCTTTCTTCATAAGTGGCCTTCAAAATGCTTGGTTTCTTCATGTACTGTCAATGAACTTCCTTGCAGATACTTATTAGTGGTTGATATATCAGCATGGCGAGCCTGATCACGGGCAACTACTATACCGGCAGCGTTGGCCAGATCACGGATACCAGAGTCCTTCAGACTGTAGAACATATATGTTTTGGGCAGTTTCAAAGCTGTACGGACTTTATAGAAGTGATCCCGTAGTACCCGTGTCGTTATTTTCTTTTTACCGGGTTTGAAGCCGGTACTGAAAAGGTAGTCGTTTGAGTCGCTATCGAATATCTTTAAATCTATCATTTGCCTGACGATTTCATCGTTGAGACCGACCATTCCATCACGGCGGTTCTTGGATATGCTCGATGCAACAAATATTTTCTGTTCCTTCAGATTGATATCCCGTAGCCGTATGTTCGTCAATTCTTCTGGGCGGATAAAGGTGTAGTACTCCATTCGGCATACCAGAAGGAAATAGGGGTTGTTTTTACTTAAATATCGGTTTATGCGTTGCAAGTCTTCTGATGATATGGCAGAACGTTTTTTATCCTCTTCTTTGAGTGATTTTATACGTTCGCATGGGTTGATATCCATATATTGTTTTTCAACTAACCAGGAACAGAATGATGATAGCCATATCTTGTAATTGTTCCGGGTACGGGCGCTTGAATCACGGTCGAGTAGGAGGTAATCCAAGAAATCGCTAATATAGGATAAATTGAACTGATAGATGTACATAATAGGTAATGTGTGATTTTGCATGTAATCACACAATACACGTAGTCTTTTGCTGTAGTCGGTAAGTGTGCTGTCTTTGATACTTCCAGCAGCATGTAGCTTCTTCAGGTATTTGACGTATATATTAATCACGTCATCCACTTTTGCATATTGTCGCGAGTTGGACAATTCCGCCCATGGGTTCCATCCGGAACGCAGGCGTTGTGTTACACTGGTTATGATATCTGCTGCCATTTTTCGTCGCTCTGTCACTTTGCTTATGCCATCGAGCATGTACTTTTTCCGCTTCATCTTCTGTTCGGCAGGATCATAACAAGTGAAATCTACATACCAGTTTTTCCCTGTGTGTAACTTAGGGAGGGTGTAGCTGACTATTGCAGCTAACGGAGAGCCTTTTCTTTGTCGATAAAACAT